GTATCACACTTACGTAGAGTTGATGGTAACAAAGGACACGAGAACGGAGTCGAGGTAAGTCTTTCACACTTGAGAGGTTCACAAAGCATAGCACAGTTAAGCGATTGTGTGATTGCACTTGAAAGGAATCAACAGTCAGATGATATGGAAGAATCTAATACAACTAGGATGCGAGTCTTGAAGTCTAGATACACAGGTGATGTAGGACTAGCGAGTCACTTGCTTTATGACAGAGAAACTGGTAGACTAAGGGAAGTTCCTAAAGATCAATTTGAAGATGATGATAATGAACTCTTGGAGTTATAGATATGGATTTAGTATTTGACATAGAGACAGACGATCTTAAAGCTACAAAGATACATTGTATTGTAGCACAAGACGTTGACTCAGGGGAGACTTACAAGTTCCCGCCTGATAAGTTACAAGAAGGTTATGATCTATTAGAGAAAGCCGACAAGCTAATCGGTCACAACATTATAGGTTTTGATATACCTATGGTTGAGAAGTTTAGTAAGGTTAAGCTTAGACATAAGCCAGTTGTAGATACGCTTGTCATGTCAAGACTATTCAATCCAGTACGAGAAGGTGGACATAGTTTAGAGAAGTGGGGTTTTCGTTTAGGCTTTAAGAAGATAGAGTTTGAAGATTACTTAAACTATTCTAAAGATATGTTAGACTATTGTGTCAGGGATGTACATCTTAACACAGTTCTATTCAAGCACTTAAAAAAAGAAGGATCAGGTTTTACTAAAGACTGTGTTGCACTTGAGCAAAACGTTGCAGATATTATAAAGACACAAGAGAACACAGGGTTTCAATTTGATTTACAAAAAGCTGAATTACTTTTGGCTGATCTTAGGGAGAAGATGCAACGAGCAGAGGATGAAGTTCATAAAGAATTTAAACCTAAGTTAGTTGACATCAGACAAGTTATACCTAAACTTAAGAAGGATGGAAGCTTATCTAAGTCAGGACTAACTCCTGAAGAGTACGAAGAAAGATTACCTACTAATAACATAGAACCTTTTATGCGTAGGAAACTTCAAGACTTTAATCTTGGTTCACGTAAACAGGTTGGTGAGTACTTGATGGAGTTTGGTTGGAAGCCTAAGAAGTTTACTCCTACTGGTCAGCCGATAGTAGACGAGACTACACTTGGCAAGATCGATAAGATACCACAAGCAAAACTAATTGCAGATTACTTTCTCTATCAGAAGCGTATTGCTCAAGTTGATTCTTGGATTAAAGCAATGGATGATGATGGGAGAGTACATGGATTCGTAATTCCCAACGGAACAATTACAGGCAGGATGTCTCATAGAAGTCCTAACATGGCTCAAGTTCCTAACATACACAGTCCTTATGGTGTAGAATGCAGAGCATGTTGGACAGTTAAGGAAGGATATAAATTAGTAGGTATAGATGCAAGTGGACTTGAACTTAGAATGCTTGCACACTATATGCAAAACGAGGAATATATAAATGAAATCATTAACGGAGACATACACACCGCTAATCAGAAAGCTGCAGGACTTGAATCAAGAGATCAGGCAAAGACATTCATCTATGCACTTATATACGGAGCAGGAGATGCAAAACTTGGGAGTGTGGTTGGAGGAAACAGAGAGAGTGGTAAAAGACTTAGAGAACAATTCCTTAATAATAATCCATCATTTAAAACTCTTAGAGAGAAAGTACAAAGAGCTTCAGGGAAGCATTGGTTAAAGGGAATAGATGGACGTAAGCTTTTAATTCGCACACAGCACGCTGCTCTCAACACTTTATTACAAGGTGGTGGTGCAATTGTTATGAAGCGAGGACTAGCCATGTTAGATTCTTTGATTAGTTTAAACACCTTCGATGCTAAGTTTGTAGCTAACATCCACGATGAATGGCAGATGGAAGTTAGAGAAGACATTGCTGAAAATGTAGGTAGACTGGCAGTAGACTGTATCATTAAAGCAGGAGAGTATTATAACCTTCGTTGTCCTATGGATGGCGAATACAAAGTAGGAGATAACTGGAGTGAAACACATTAAAGCATGTAACAAATGTAAAGTTGAAAAACCTTATACTATAGAATACTTTCCGACCAGAGGGAAAGGTACTTTAAGAGGAGAATGTCGTGACTGTTATAATCAATGGCGAAGAGACAGTCCTAAGTATGCAAAGACATCTATCATAAGTGAATGTAGACGTAGAGCTGCCGAAAAAAATAGAGAGTTTTCTTTGGATAAAGATGAATTAGAATTTCCTAAAGTCTGTCCTGTATTAAACATAGAATTAAAACATGGAAGGGATGAGTGGCACAATTCCCCTAACATAGATCGAATTGATAACACAAAAGGATATACAATGGACAATGTTATTGTGGTTTCAGCTTTAGCCAATACAATTAAAACGTCTGCTAACCCTAATCAAATTATAAAAGTTGGTGAGTTTTATAAAAAACTTTATGAAGAAAGAGGTATTAATAATGGCTAATAAAAATTTTAAAGATAGTAGTAGAAAAGGAGACTTAGCTGAGTACTATGCAGTAACTTGGCTATGGGATAATGGTTATGAAGTATTTAAGAACACAGGCTGTACAGGTCTTGTAGATATGATTGCAATGAAAGAAGGTATGACAACTTTTATAGATGTAAAGACTATGACTAAAGATAAGAGTACAAACTATCGTGGTAAATCAGGTAGAACAGATGAACAAAAAAAATTAAATGTACAATTTTTATTATTTCATCCTGAAACTAGAAACTTAAGATGGTCTAAACATAAAACATGAAAAAACTTAACACCTTAGTAGAAGACATCTACTCTAAACTCTCTGTACTTGGCGAGGGTAAATCGCTTGACTTGTCTGATGAAGTTATAGATAAGTTTGGTGAAGACATGAAAGAGGTTCTTCGTCATTGGTCCACACCTACTGAACGAGCAACTGGTACGTTACGTATGTCTAACATAGGTAAACCAAATAGACAGTTATGGTATGATATGAAGTACCCTGACGAAAGTAATTCAATAGTTCCTTCTACGTTTATTAAGTTTCTTTATGGACACATGCTTGAAGAAGTTGTTCTTCTTCTTGTAAGACTTGCAGGACACGAGGTTACAGACGAACAGAAGAACGTCAAGGTTAAAGGAGTTGAAGGTCACATGGACTGTGTGATTGATGGTCAAGTAGTAGACGTTAAGACTGCATCAGGTTTCGCCTTTAAGAAGTTTAAAGATGGAACACTAGCAGACGATGATACCTTTGGATATCTTTCACAACTTGCAGGTTATGAAGCAGGACATGGTACTTCTGATGGTGGCTTCTTAGCTATGAATAAAGAAAGTGGAGAACTTGCACTTTATATACCTGAAGAACTTGACAAACCTAACATAGAGAGTAAAATAGATACAGTCAAGAAGTCTTTAAAGAAGTCAGCACCGCCTGACATCTGTTACACTCCTATCCCTGATGGTAAGTCAGGCAATATGAAACTCGCTAGAGGATGCTTTTTTTGTAGGCATAAAGTTGAGTGTCATAAAGATTCTAATAATGGAAAAGGTCTTAGAGTATTTAAGTATGCCAATGGTCTTTCATATTTAACAAACGTGGTTAAAGAACCTAAAGTCGAGGAGATAACAAATGAATTTAAAGCTAGAAAAGAAAATAAGAAAGCAAGCAAAAAACTTAATGGTTAGTTGGTTACAAAGTATTGTACCTGATGAAGAGAAAGATAAAGTTACAGTAGATAACTTAGAAGAATATATTCCTGATCAAACACACATCTATGCGAACAGAAGTCTACACATTTCTGCGTATACGTTACGTTGGTTTATAAAAGGAATTAAAAAACATATTCGACAAGGACGAAAAGATTATACGACCATTACAGTACAGGAGTTAGAACGTGGATGATGTTTTTATATCTTGGGATTTAGATAAGATAGAAGTTGAAGAATTAATTGTAGTTGTAGGTAGTTATTTATTTTCAGGTAATAAACTTGATACTGTAGAGACAGATGTTGTTGAAAAGTTATCTGAATTACTTAGTAAAGAATGCACAAATCGCTTGACAGAAGTACCTAAATATGAGATAATACATTAATGAAGAAAGGATTTCGCAAGCCCCGTAAGATTAGACCAACAGAAAAGAATCTACCTAAAGGATATGATTCTAATTGGGAGTATGAATTACATCAAGAGTTATTAACTGAGTGGTCACATCATGCAGACAAAGTTCCTTACACAGTTGAGCATACATATGAACCAGACTTTACAAGAACTTTTAATGACATAGAATATTTATTAGAAGCTAAAGGTAGATTTTGGGATTACGCAGAGTACAGTAAATATATATGGATAAGAAAATGTTTAAAAGAAAATCAAGAACTCGTATTTCTTTTTGCTCAACCCTCTGCACCCATGCCTCAAGCAAAGAAAAGAAAAGATGGTACTAAACGAAGTCATGCAGAGTGGGCAACCGCTAATGACTTTCAATGGTATACTGAATATACATTACCGAACGAATGGAAGAATTAAATATGGAATATAAATTTGATGAGAACATAAACTTAAATGGTGTTAAACAATATATTGATAGCACCTATACACAACACTATGCTCACTCTAAGTATCAAGCAACCGATATGATTATTGATGCAGGACATGGTGAAGGTTTCTGTATAGGTAACATCATGAAGTATGCTATGAGGTATGGTAAGAAGAATGGTAAGTCTGATTCAGACCTACTTAAAATTATTCATT